GACCGTGAAGCCCGAGAACACGGGTGCGGCTCCAGTGCAACGTAGAAAGGTGAACCCATTCGTTAAACTAAAGTCAGCTTGTGCTCCTGTAGCCGTAGTCGTTTGTTCAGTAGGAGCACTTACTGTTTCAATATCGGTAAGAGTCTTGTTGGTGATTGTAGCGGCAATCTGGTCACCTACCACAACCGTGCGAGCACTTGAAGATTCCTGAGCCCTTGTGATTGTCAAGGTGTCCGTAGACACCGCAGTGACCGTTACGACCTCAGCATTTGCAGGAGTGGGAATCGTAGTGACAGGCCATATGGACGCCTGGAACGGCACGGCAGGGAAATAGGTGCCCTCACCAGCTGCAACCACCAAGGAGGTGCCTGACGCAGCCGGAGAGGGCGCAGTCGCTACCGTACTGTAGGCAAAGTTTTTATGAGTCTGAAAGGCCATTAATTACCTAGAGGGCGTGCAATCATCTTAATGTGACGACAACCGCATTCCTTACAGCGTTCGATTTGAATATCAGGATTCTCTGACACTTGAACTTCTAAATTGGTGCGGTCGGTGCAGCAGGGTTTCTTCATAATTAAACCAGCGTGAAGAGGGAGTTCGAGCCAAAGTCTACCGTGAAGGTCTCACCGACTGCAAGAGTGATTGAACCACCGTAGTCCCACCATGCAATAAGTGCATCAAGGGGGGAAGTCGCGGTGTCATTGTAGAGGACCACATACTGGAAGGCTCCAATCGTGCCACCCGAGGCTGTCCATACGACATCCACGGCACTCACGGTTGCTGTACCTGTGGTCTCGGAGAGGTCATTCTGAGCATCCTCACCACCCGCCGTATAACCATTGCCCGCTGCGATCTCTGTGATATTTGAGAGGATCGTATTCGTAGCAACCGGGGCACTGTTGGTCAGCATGACCTTAAAGGTATGCCCAGCAGCATGGCACTGATGCACACCCTTGCAGAGTTGCTCAGTGAAATCTTGGATTTTATTGTATGTGGCCATAATTAGTTAGTTGAAGCCACAGCAACTGCACCTTCAAGTTTCTCATAAGCCTCGATATGAATCGCGCCTGCCACGCCTGCAGCACTCATCTTGAGATCAAGATTCTTACCTAGGGTGAGAGGGAATCCAGTGGGGCCAAAGTCAAACACTATCGACCCCGACTCACTTGCGAGGGCCACAGCTGCAGCGGGAATGGAAAGGTGTGCAATGGGCACAGGAGTGCCTGTGGAGTCCTGGAAGGTCCAAGTCTTCGCTGAATAGGTTGTTACGTTGATTGAGATTTTTTGCACGTAGACACGATAGTCAGCGTTCTTGACACTGATAATCGATGTCGCTGTAGAATAGTCTGTGGCCGCGAGAATAACGCCGTTGTAAGGTTTACGTGTGTGTTGAAACTGCCAGTGAAGATAATCGCCTGCCATAATGTAGAATCCTTTAAAGATGTAGGGGACGCATGCCGCCCCCTACCCCTTGGTTATGTGTTAGACAGTTACTTGAGCAATTGCATCAGGCAGCGAATACGTGACCGTCATAAAGGTCCGTCCTGCTGATCCATCACCGGCACCTGGAGTAATAACACCAATGATGTTATTTGCCGTGGTGTAGTGACCGCCTGAAGAGTCCGAAGTGGCCTGACCCTTCCGACCTGTAGCTGCAACAAGGTAAACACCCTGCTTGGCTCCCCAGGTTTCAGAGGTCAAGATGCTCAGCTGTTCGCCCAGTGCGAGATCCGTGGCCTTCACACTGACTGCGGCAAAGAATCCATTAGCGTCGTCGTCGTCGCCCACGTCCAAGGAGGCAGACGTACCGTTCCAGAGAACCGTGGTGCTCACCTGAATATCATGGAGCCGCGCACCGGCTGGAATTGGGACCGTACCCGTATAACTGGTTGCGGCTCCATTCTCGATAAAGGCCACACTCTTGCTAATGACCATGCCCGTTGAGGCGGAACCCGAAGGTGCCGTAATAATAGGAGCGGTAAGAGTAGGTGTAGTGAGGGTCTTGTTAGTCATCGTCTGAGCAGACGATGCATCGACAACTTGGACCTCCGTGGTACCTGAACCAGTGGGGATCATCTTCATGATATTGTCGTCGGAGTCTACATAAATCGGGGCGCTGTTAGGAGTGCCCGGGGCTGCTGTAGGATTAGTTGCCTGTCTGCGAATGTTTCGAATAGACATAGTGTTCCTTTGAAGGTTGAGGTCAGATTACCTAGCCACAACAAATAAGAAGCCAGTCGTTAGGGAGGTGACTGGCAGGCCCCATAGACATTAGACTTCTTTAGGCTGAGCCTACAATATAGAAGCCTGACAGCTCATGCGTGGCTGACGAAGCGGTCGTAGTGTTCGAGCCATCATAGGCCGTATAGGACCCTGATGCGATACCAGTTGCAAAGGCCTTGCCGTCTGGCCACTCTGCAAAAATCACCTCAGAAGCCTTAGCTGACTGAAGAATGACCTCCGAAGACGCCTGTACAACAGTGGCATGGTTGGAAATCTTGAAGAACGCAGCTGTCGCATCAGCACCCTTCTTAAGATAGAGAGCATAGAGCTTGCAGGGGTCGTCGACAAGCCCGGAGTTTGCAGCGCCGGAAGCGGCCTTAAACTCTAGACTAGGGTTATCCTTATTCGATGCAAGGTGTAGGAAGAGCGCCTTAAGTGCATAAAAGACACCGGGATTTAGTGTATTCTCGCGTGCGCGCTGCCGGACTTTACCGGCGGATTCAACAGTAAGTGCTGACATGTGAGGGACCTCAAAATGTTTAGATATGTACCCACTAAACCTGGGGCCGGTTGTCTATGGGCGGCAACCGGATCGCCACGCTTCGTTATGAAGCAATCTTAATGAGAGGAGTTTGAACGGTCGGTCGAGAACGGTCGGGAGTTTTGGGAGACCACATATGTGATCGGACACCTCTCTTCATGTTGTAGTAGTTCCATCCATCCGTGGTGAGTTTATCCTGATAATCGTCAGCGACCTTACGCTTGTCTAGGGCTTCTGTCTGTTCCTGCGCCACGATCTTCTGCTCCACAACCTCTGCGCCGCCCATGCGCCATGGAGCGCGTCTTCGCAGGGTCTCGAACATGAGAGGGTTGCTCCAATTCGCGGTGGCCACAATTGTGGTGACTGGAATCAACCCATAGCGTGCGAGCATCTGAGTGTCACTCTGTTGAAAGAGGCCTTCATTAATGACACTATGGGCGAGGGAGGGAGGACGACGCTGAGCCAATCGATATTGGAAACCCTGGCGAGACGGAATCACCACCAGTGAGTTATCAAACTCCCATAGCTGTCGAAGCCACCACTGAGGTGGTCCTGACAGTTTAAACTTATTCTCGTCTGGGATATAATTACTCATAAGCCGTTACTTCGAAGGCTCAACAAAGGTCGAGTTATCGCTTAGGGGCTTGGAGCCATCCGTGCGAGGCGAATAAAGACCATTGCCTCTCACTACTTCGGTATTTGCGCCGTTATGCATGCGCTTGCGATCCCATCGCTCGGCTGCGGTGGACTGTTCCATGGGAGAATCATCGTCCTTGTCATTAACAATCGCAATAAGATACTGCTTCTCTAGTGTGAAGGGGTCCTCGGAGCCCATGACAGGATTCTGCTCTTTAAACTTACGAGCCTGGATTTCAGGAAATTCATGCTTGCCCGGTTCAATAGTGTAATGACGACCGTCCCATACGCCCTTAAGGGGCTTGCTCGAACGATTTACGATGGTAACCAACTGCATAAAAACCTCAAGGAGAAAGAAATAAAACTGTAGGGAGGGGACCGAAGTCCCCCCACCTACGCTACGAATTACCGACCAGCAGGCCGCTGAATTACGAGGGCCTGACCCGTGATACCGTCTAGACGGGCACAGTACGCTGGGAATTCCAGGAAGTACTGCTTCCGCACACGATACCATGCCTCATAGGCGTCACGTCCCGAAGAACCTGAACCTACGCGCACGAGCACTGAACCGTCCTCGTCAACCCACTTACCGGGTTCACTGACGTATTCACGGAATCCCGAACGCTTGACATCAAGGAACATCATCACGTCGAGAGGGAAGTCACGCATTGCACGAACAGGAACATTACCAAACGGAATGTCTCCCTGCTTGAACGCAGTCGTGCCTGCATCGGGCTTCATGAGATCACCGCCACTGTAGCGACGATCCGCATCTGTGAGCTGCAGCACAAGACGACGCGTGCTGTGATGGCACAGAATCATGTCAATCTCTCCATTGAGCTTCTGGTTCACAATGTCCGAGACACGCTGAATCAGGTCGGTGGAGATTGCCCCAGTTGAGGCAGTGACATAGCTCGAATAGGCCGGAACCACTGTACGGTCAAGACCGTAGTAGTTCGAACGATAGGTACCATCGTCCACGAGCGCCATCAGGCCCCACCAAGCATGCTCATACGAAGTGTCGAGCACGTCAGTGACGCTGGAATTGGCGACCTGTACGATATAGTCACTATTCGACCAACCCGTATAGGTTGAACCGTCTAGCACGATAGAATTACCAGCAGCGGCTACTGACACTACCTTACGAATCGAGGTACGCAGTGCACCGTTGGCGGGATTAACTGCACCGATGAACATCTTTGGTGAGATAAATCGATTACCAAAGTTGTCATTCGTGATACCACCGGGGGCATCGACATCGAGTGTCGTACCGGACGGTGACTCATCTACGAGGGCCAGTACGCCACGACCGTCTGAGTTGAGCGCGTACTCATCTCGACGAGCAATGTCGTCAATCAGATACTGCATCTCGCTCTTACGAGCTGACTTGAATGCACCCTCTGATTCACTGGAGTCCTGCATGACTTCCCAAGTGAGTCGAATTCTCGCCATCAGCTTCTTCTGATCGATGAACATCCGGCTGTAGCCCTGGTTGCCGGAATCTGCGAAGGCAGAATCCTCACCCACGAACATGGGTGACTCATTACCGGCGGTGTGAGCGACACGAATGTGCTCACGTCCCTTGAACGGGACCTTTTCTGTGGTGAGAAGGTCGCGGATTGGGTTAGCATTATTAATGCCTTCCGCCACGCCCTCTTCCATTACGTCCTTGAATACTGCGTCCAAGGCCTGTTTGTCTGCTGCCATGTGTTATTTTCCTATGAAAAGCATAGGTCTATAGGAGTTAACTATTGGATCTATGCGCCTGAAGTTGTGCCCAGGCTGCGTCGGCCCTTGCGTCGAGCGACGTTAACTTCGGAACGGGTGCGGCCTGCGGGGTTCCACTAGGAGTATCCTGTGGGAGGCCCGTCGGTACACGACCTACTGCCGAAGTGGTAGCGGCTCTACGTGCGGGATCGATAAAGCTGGACTGAAACGCCTTCCAAAAATCTCCAACGAGCGCGGGGTCCTTAACGTATCGCTCTTCCATGCCCGGATTGGACTGGATATAGCCTACGAAATAGGAATGCAGCTGCTGTTTCCCCTCTTCCGTGAGAGGTGACCCAAGGGACTTCTCAGCAACACTAAAGAGCTGATTCGTCACCGTGCGGCTATGCGCATCCCAGTAATGGGTACTTTGCGCTTCAAGCTGCTGCGTGCGCTCCATCATTTTCTCAAGATCAGCCGCGCGCTCTTCCATTTTAGAGAGACCTGGATAAAGCTGACTGAACTGAGACCTGACGAGATCGATTTCTGGATTCTGAGGGGGTTGTACCCCAACCAAGGCCTGTAACTGACGTTTCACCTGCTCAAGTTCCGCCTGATACTGAGTTTCCTTTGTAGCGAATTCTCGCTGCGCGGCTTCTCGTGTCTCACGGAGTCGGTGAGGTGGAACCCAATCTGATCTGTTAGGCTCTGGTGTTGCTGGTGTCGCTGCAACGGGCGTAACCGGCTGTGTCGCTACCGGAGCGGGCGCTGTAATAGGCGCAGCAGGTATTTCGCTACCTGTAGGCGTAGGATCGACAATAGGTTCTTGGACGGACATAGTTTACTCTTTACCTTTTTTATCGCGGCAGTTCCGCGTGTGAGTTGCTCCCCATAAACGAAGGGGAGCGGGTGAAAGTACTTGAGAACGTGACTTTCTCGAACGTTTAGGCTAGATTAGCCTTAAGCTGGGCCGACGTTCGGTCCTATTTCATTGTTACCGCTGGGTAGGGAGTCTGTGGACCCCGAATTTGCGTTAGAATTACTTAGGGCCATGCCTCCACCACCTATAGGAGAGGGACCTTCTGGTCCAACCCCGAGAGAGGGGGGCATCATGGTCTGCTGGAGGATTGCTAGATACTGTGTGATAATCTGCTCAAACACGGGATTGGAAGCGAAGATTTCCGTCATCCTATCGGTGTTTAGCCACTTAATATGCTCGACCCAGTGGACCTGTGCGTCGTACCAGGGCTTAAAGGAGAGGGGTGGGGGGCCTTGAGGGTTCTGAGCCCATGATTCGAAGGCATCCTGGACCTTTAGAGCGGCCTGCACGTGCGTGTTCAGTGTGGGTACGAGGTCGGAGAGGCCTAGATTGCTTAGAAGGGCGTACTTTTGGTCGGGATCTTCTGGATTCAGCAGGGTCATCTGAGTTGCCTGCTCGATTGCGGCCCGTTTACCCAAGGTTGTCTTGGGCATGTTGGAACCATCCTCGATTTTGATGGTCACTTGACCCTGAAGTTGGGCATTCTGGAACCTTTGGAAGGTAAACCCGCGATTGGTGCCCATAACAGCCCGTACACGAAGGTCTGGGCCGAACTGACGCTCTAATTCAAGCGCCACAGAGAACCACCGACGGTACATCTCGCCACGTGCCTGGAATACCGAGGTAAACCGTGACTGTGAACGCTCCACAAGGAGCTGTAGGGCCGAGAAGGCCTCTACACCGGCAGGTTTCTGCCCCTTAATGATGTCAAACGCCCCTGAAAGGGCTTCAATGTCGTCGAGGATCTGCTGTCGGAGGTTCCATAAGGAAGCTGGGACCTCTGCACCGGCAATACGTTCGGGTTTAGCATTCCCATTAGAGGCTAGGGCACGCCATTTCATTACTAGACCGGGTTCGCCAGTGAAATGTTCAATGCCTGCGTCCTCTGGGACGATCCAGATAGGATTCGCCATCCTCTGTACAATGAGCTGTATGAGAGAATCAAGCTGATTCAGCTGGTCTTGCTTCTGAACGATAGGTGAAATGGCAGATCGACCATAGAGGCGACCACCGATTTGCTCGTATTGGGCAAAATTGAATGGAAAGAGAGGAGTTCCTTCCACGTCCGTGTAGGGGAAGGGGCCGGGGAGGTTCTCATTTGGAACTTCAAGGAGTCTGGAGGAGTTTTCCCCAATGACTCGCATGACAAGTCCACGAGGATATTCAGGTGTGGGCTTATACCACAGCTCGTATTCAGTGACGCCCTCACCTACCTCTGAGGTTGTTGTGCCTAAGTTAGTGTTTGCTCCGCCACCTAGGTCATTAGAGGTGGAGAGAGACTTGAAAATCTGCAGTGACCGATCCTTGGGACTCTTCTCCCATGAAATAGTCGGAACGAGGTCGGGGCGATTGGCCTCGAACCAATACTTATCGCGCCACCTTAGTCGAATGACATAGGGGAGCTCGTCAAAGCGTGTGAAGGACTGGGGAACCGCGTATTCGAAGGGACTTAGGGCAGTGGTCTTACCACGTCCATGGGCTTTAAATTCGCCCTGAGGCTGTCCCTTGGGGTCTATGGCAGGCTCAAACTGTGACTGTCCACATGTGGGGCAGGTGTTTTGGGCTTGCTCAATGACCGCAGGAGGAGAGACTGTGCCGCAGGTTGTACACTTTTCAAAAGGGATAAAGATTCTATTTGTACGCTGGTCAAGGTCCCAAGAGGTCTGTAGGCAAGAGGTACCCGTGGCAATAAGCCAGAAGTCGCTTTCCCGCATAACCTGATCCATGAGATGTTCCTCATGAATGAGTGGGGCCATTTGATCTGAAGCTTCCGCAGCTGCCACACTGCGACTGTCGTTGCCGACAGGGATAACCTTAGGAATAAGGTTAATTGCTCCAAATGTTGTACGAATGGCAGATAGCGTCTCGGCCATCTTATTAGTGACCGGACGCGGAATCCATTTCTGTAGGCGCTTATCGACCCACTGCCTACGTGTGGGGTGGAAGGTAATCCACTGTCGACCACTGACGTAAAAGAGGTCTCGAATCCATTCTCGTTCCCAAGCCCAGCGATTCTCCATCGCTTCCTTCTTCACCTTCTCAAAGAGTTCCATGAGACGGGCAGTATTCTTGTAGGGATCTGGCGGCTCCTGAGGCACGAGAGATTGGCCTAACGAAGGATCTTCGACAGGCGGCTCAGGAGTGGCAAAGGGAGGCAGAGGTGGCATAGGCTACTTAAAATTTAGTGTCGTATGTGGTCATCCCGAGCTGTCGAGCGACTTCATCACCGAGGTCATCAAAGGAGAAATCATCTCGCTGGATGTCTTTAGTGGGGCTCTTTACAAGCTCAGGGACAGGAAGTTTAATATGATAAGCCTTCTCAATGAGTCCGACACGCTCCATTTGTAGGGAATTGATTTGCACCCGAAACCAGTCGCTCGTAATCTTAATAGAGGCTAGTTCATTCTTGAGGGCATCGCGTTCGGCGGTGAGAGCGGCGTTTGATTCCTTCAGGGAGGTTACGGTGTCTAACGAGACATTGAGCCATTCGACGACGGTTTTGGACATCCACATGTTTTATACAATCCCATGCTTAATGAGGAAAATTGCAATCCGTGCTCGAACGTGCTGTGAAAAAGTATAAGGCTTTGAATCAATGATTTGTTGCATATGATTCTTAGCTTTAATATATTGATAGCGTAAGTATACTTCAGAGAATTGTAATCGACTTTCATCGACCTGAATCTTTAAATGTTCTTGGGGATAATTATCTGCGTAAAACTTCATTGGCAAACATTTGGGCGTCCAAACAATATCTGTGTAAATATCAGTCATGTTACTCCGATGGCGGATTAGCCCCAGAAATCGCCTGCGAGGTCTGTAGGCTCTTTTTCACGCCCCTCCAATCTCCGCATACGTTCGATGGCAACTTGAATTTCTGGGTGTAGTTTCGAAAGGTCTCTCTGCGCTTCTTCAACAGGCTTAGCTTTAGGCAGACTCGGCCAAGAAAGTAGGGCGTAGCGTAACGCGTCGGGCAATTCATCATTTTTCTTGAATACCCGCTCTTTGCGATTTTGTCCGTCTTTAGACTTGTTGTCGTCCCAACGATAAGCGCGCATTTGCTTAATAGTCTGAGGACATCGAGACCGGACAAAATAAAGCTTGTTATTGTGAAGCCACGTCTTTACACGTTCTGTGCCTGCCATGACTTCGTTTTCAGCCTTCTGACAGAAGATGCCATGTTGGGCTAATTCTAGTGCAGGCTGCTTGTCATTCTTGTTAATGGCCCAACGTGTCTGTGTGCCTGCCATAGCTCTTAGGGAGGCCGCATGCTCAAGAAAAGAGCGATTTCGTTCTAGATACTCTCCAACCACAATTAGAGCATTTTCTGTCTTAACTAACTTGACAGCCCCAAATGGGTGGTCGGCTCCGGTGTCGATACCTATAAGAACTTGACGATCTGGGTCTATACTGGGCCACTCAGGAAGGTGCTTGCGAATGGCATCATCTGTTTCAAGAATATGGTGCTCTCGGAGTTCTTCACCGTACACGGCACCTGTAAAGGTTACAAAGTCAGCCTCGAACTCCTGTCGATACATAAGGTCGGGCATGGAGGCTTTCGCCTCATCGAGCTCGTCTTGGGAGATAATAGGGTTCTCAGACGTAGAATATCGGCATGCCCAATATCCCGGAACACTTTCCTCCGCTGGCTTGTAGAGGTCCTCGTAGACCCAATCAAATGAGCGGGGCGAAGTAGAGAAAAAGGCGGCTCCTCTACGTTCTGCCAGAGAGGGCCTTAGAACATGCCAATGCTCTTCTGTAAGCTCCGAGGCCTCATCCATCCACACCCAATCTAAGCCCTGACCACGACCCTGATCAGGGTCTTCTAGGGTCTGTAAATGGATTAAGGAGCCATTCTTTAAGCGAATGTCTCCAAATTCAATGCTAAAGTCTACAACCCATTCCGAGGGGATAAGCTGTTGAAGTGCCGGTAGAATGTAGCGGTGCAGCTTTGGAGCCGTAGGAGCACAGCACCAACCAATAGTGTTGGGGACCATGGCTTCTTCTACTGCGGCTATGGAGGCAGCTTTGGTCTTGCCTCCTCGCCTA